AATACATGGCAAAATTAGTATGGGATGAATCCGTAAATAAGAAGTTTGAAACGGGTATTGAACAAGTAGCATTATTTGTTATGGGTTCAGGTGGAACCTATGAGACTGGTGTACCTTGGAATGGTTTCACTGGTATGAGTGAGAATCCATCAGGTGCTGAAGCAAACGAGCTTTATGCAAACAACAAGAAATATGTTGAGCTAAGATCGAAAGAGAAATTTGAAGCTACAATGACAGCATATACTTTCCCTGCGGAGTTTAATGCATGTGATGGTAAAGCTGAATTAGTTACAGGTGCTCAAATTGGTCAGCAAGATAGAAAATCATTCGCTCTTGCATACATTACTCTACAAGGTAATGAAGCTGAAGGTACTGATTATGGTAAGAAATTACACTTAATCTACGGTGCAAAAGCCGCTCCATCTGCTAAAGATTACCAATCAGAGGGTGAAAGTCCAGAAGCTGCAGACTTCTCATGGGATATCACAACTACTCCAGTAGATGTGGAGGGTAAGAAGCCTACTGCAGAGATCGTAATCGACTCCACTATTGTTGCTGCTGATAAATGGACTGCAATCATGGATAAAGTTTATGGTGATGCTACAACAGGTACTTCTACAATGCCTACACCAGCTGAAGTTAAAGCTTTATTAGCTACAGCATAATAAGAATCTAAATCCCCTCCTAAACTGTGAGGGGATTTTTTAAAATAATAAAATCGAAGGGAGAACGATTATGATTAAGCATAAGGAAACATTTATTAACTTTTTAGGTAAAGAAGATGAGGAAGAAGTAGCATTCCACCTCAACAAAGCAGAGATTGCAGAATTAGAAATAACTCACAAGGGTGGGTTAAAGGCATACTTGGAATACATTGCAAAAACTGACAATGGAACAGCAGTGATGGATACATTCAAGACTATTCTTGGAATGGGTATTGGTGTTAAATCACCAGATGGTAAACGATTCATGAAGAGCGAAGAAATTAAACAGGACTTCTTTAATGGCTGTGTTTATCCAAAACTATTCATTAAATTATGCACGGATGCTAAGTTTGCTTCAGACTTCATTAATGGCATGTGTGTTGAAATTAAGAAATGCTAAGATTATCAGTAGTCCAGAAAGAACATTATGACCCCACTAATGAGGATAGTCATTTTATAAAAGTTGGGATTACTGGTATTATTGAAATGGAAAATTCACTTCAGGCAATGTCAAAATGGGAGTCTATATGGGGTGAAACCTTTATGGATAGAGAGTTAACTGAGGAAGAGTCAACATCATATATACAATGCATGACTATAACACCAAATATTCCAAAAGAAGTATTCGAAACACTTAATAGTGATGAGCGTTATATAATTAAATCGTATCTTAAGGACTCCAGATCAGCTACAAAACTACCAAAACCCCCAAAGACTGGTCGGAAGAAACTATATACAACTGAGAAAATCTATCAAATGATGGTTGCTCAGAATATACCATTTGATTGTGATCAATGGAATATAAATCGCTTATTCAATTTATTAGCACTATGTGGACTAGCCAATAAACCTAAGAAGAAAATGACTAGGGCTGAAATGGCAGAACAGCAGAAGTGGAAGTATGCTGAAAATGAGCGAAGAAGACAACAATTAAATACGAAAGGATAATGTGATGCGTAAAAAAGGTATTGATGTTTCAAAATATCAAGGTAGTATCGACTTCGAAGCCGTACATAATGATGGTATAGACTTTGTAATACCACGTACTGGATATGCCAAAACATATCTAGACCCAATGTTCATGGAGAATGTTAGACGTATTAAGAACGTACCTGGATTATTAATCCCAGCAGTATATCACTTCTCTTATGCACTATCTGTAGCGGATGCTAAGGCAGAAGCTCAAGCAGTAGTAGGCTATTGCCAGAAAGCAGGACTTGATGATGTTATTATATTCTATGACTTTGAGGGTGACAGTATTAGATATGCAAATGATTGCGGTGTAATGATTGATAAAGCTAAAGTGTGTGCATTTACTATGGCATTTTGCGATGAAGTGCAACGATTAGGCTATAGAGCTGGTGTATATTTCAACATGCATTACTATAAGAAATATTATAGTGAAAAAGTGTTATCTAAATACATTAAGTGGTTAGCTGATTGGACTGGTGATCCGGATATAAAGTGTGAATATCATCAAACAAGTGAGTCTGGTATCGTTAAGGGGATCAAGGGTCCAGTAGATACCAATTACTTCTATGGGGAGTCATCAAATGATACATTATCAGTTGCGGTGGCTGCTCATAATTGCATGATTGGTAAATATGGTAATGGTAATGATAGAAAGAAAACTGTTGAATATCTAGGAGTGCATTATCCGGACGTTCAATATCTAGTTAATGAATTGTGTAGAGTTAGAGATGCAGTTATAGACGGCAAATATGGTAATGGTGATATTAGAATCGCCAAACTAACTGAAGCTGGATATGATGCTAAAAACATACAACAATATGTTAACGATGAATTAAAGAAACAATCGTAGGTGGTAGAATGAAAATAAAAACAAGAGGTAGCTTCGCTAAAACTCAACGATTCTTAAAACGTGCAGGAAATGTCAGTCATGTACAAATATTGCACCGTTATGGTCGTGAGGGCGTAGCTGCTCTTGCTTCTACAACACCTTCCGATAGTGGTGAAACAGCCCAGGCATGGTCTTATGAAATAACTAAGTCTAAATATGGGTATAAATTAGAATTTATTAATACCAATGTAGTGAATGGGGTCCCTGTGGTTATATTATTACAATATGGTCATAGAACTGGTAATGGTGGATATGTGCGTGGAATAGACTTTATTAACCCAACTCTTGAACCTATATTCAAGAAAATAGCAAATGAAGCTTGGAGGGAGGTAACTAGCGCATGAGTCAAAATATTGATAGTCGTATCGTCGAGATGGAGTTTGATAACAAACAATTTGAAAGGGGCGTCTCGACTACAATAAAATCACTAGACAAATTAGAACAAAGCTTGGATCTTAAAAACGCTTCTAGGAGTTTATCTAACCTACAGGGGACAGCCGACAAATTCGACTTACGAGGTATGCAGGATGCATTATTTAATATATCCAGCAGATTTAGTAATTTAGGAATAATTGGTATAACTGCACTGCAGAATATAACAAATAGTGCAATAAACACTGGTAAACGTCTTATATCCTCATTAACTATAGATCCTATAAAAACGGGTTTGCAGGAATACGAGACTAAGATGAATGCTATAACAACAATCCTTACAAACACTGCTAGTAAGGGTACAAGTTTAAAAGACGTAAATAGAGTCTTAGCAGAATTAAACACCTACGCCGATCAAACCATATATAACTTCGCCGAGATGACGAGGAATATAGGTACGTTTACAGCGGCAGGTGTTGATTTAGATTTAGCGGCAACATCCATAAAGGGTATAGCCAACTTAGCTGCAGGTTCAGGGTCCAGTGCGCAGCAAGCATCAACTGCAATGTATCAGTTATCGCAAGCAATAGCGGCAGGTTCGTTAAAGCTTATGGACTGGAACTCGGTAGTAAATGCTGGTATGGGTGGTGAGTTATTCCAGACCGCATTAAAAGATACTGCTAAGGAAATGGGTGTATTTGTTAATGAATCTGTACCATTTAGAGAATCACTTACGGATGGATGGATTAGTACTGAAGTATTAACAAAGACTTTAGCTAAACTTGCAGAAGATGATTCATTAGTTAAAGCGGCAACACAAGTTAAGACATTTACCCAACTATTAGATGTAATGAAAGAATCAGTACAATCGGGTTGGGCAGTATCATGGGAACATATTATAGGTGATAAAGAGGAATCGTCAGATTTATTAACATCTATAAGTGAAGCATTCGGGTCAATAGTTGGTCCTGCGGCTGATGCACGTAATGAAACACTCAAGATGTGGGCTGCATACGGTGGTAGAGAATCACTAATCGATGGTATATCGAATGCGATAAAGAATTTATTAGATATAACTGGTAGTATAAAAGCTGGATTTAGAGATATATTCCCTAAGTCAACATGGATGGATTTAACAAATCTATCTAGAAACTTTAAAGCTTTAACAGAACAATTTACAGCTAGTGAAGCAACTCTAGATAAGGTGCGTAGAACATTTAGAGGTTTATTTGCGGTTGTGGATATTGGTAGAATGTTATTCTCAGAAATAGCAGATAGAGTTATCGATATGGCTGTGTCTTTATTCGACTTCGATGCCGAT